GCTCAAGCGACCCCGCTTGAGAACGGTCACGGTTTGCCCCAGGTTGGATGCTGGGGGGTTCACGTTTGTGGACTGCTACGTAATCCCGCTGAGCCTAGCGTTATCGGTTAGCCGGCTCATGCTGGCGCCCGTTGAGTGCTCGCAATGGACCACCGAGTTGCTGAGGGAAGCCACGCCAGAGTTGTTCGATGCCGCCAGTACCCGCAAGGGGGAATGGGTGGTGTACCGGCCCCATGCCAATACGGGGGCATTCTGGAGTGCGGTGAGTCCGTTGAGTTGGACCTCGGTGGTGTTCACCGAGAAGGAGTTCTCCTCGCTTTACCATCTGATCAGGCATGGTCTAGATACTCGTGCGAAGGAGACGGCGCTGATGGGGACGTTGGTCATGGAAGGGAAGAGGCTGTGGCCGGATGGCAGCCTCGAGCACATGGCCATGAAGATTGTTGGGGTGGAGGCCATGTCATGCTTGTTACGGGGACAGCAATCTCCGACGAGGCAGCCGGCGTGGTGGGAGAGTCTGGTAGGGCTTGCTCTCATCCCGATGATGGCCATGATGTGGATAAGGGCTCTGGTCGTTGGCGGCGTCCTGGTGGTGTTATGGCATGTGTGGATGGGTCATCGGGACAAGAAGTCCAGGACGTATGTCCGGCGTTTGGTCCGGCCCGAACAGGTGGAGGTCCGCCACGAGGATCCCCCTGCGGATCCGGAGCCCGCGGCACATGTGCCGCCTCCCCGGGAACCAGGACCAGGCCAGGACGTTCCACCCCCGGGCTTGAGCTCAGACGAACGGACTCTTTCTTTGTCGCAGGTTGGTGAGACTGCCGCCGACGTTGAGGTGTTGTCGGAGGCAGACGGGACGCTACGCGTGATGCGGGCAGACGACATGATCAAGGTGGTGGGCAGGAACTACGGGGTTTCAACCTGCTCCTTTCCCATTGTGGGGGTCCAGACAGGACCATGCATGGAGCCGCCCCTCGTGTATTGCAACACCTTTGAAAATGTAGAATCTGCCGTCCGCGAACGGCTCGATAAGAAGGCTCGTCCAAACACATGGGACAAGAGAGAAAGAGAGAAGTACATGGCGTTTGCCCGGGCTGCTTGCCACGGCAAGTTCGCAGTGTTCTCCAGGGACAGGATACGCGCTTGGCTGGTGACCCATTGGGACTACGAGGACATCAAGTCCGGGAAGTGGTCTTCCACCCGCCTGGCCAAGTCGCTGGAGAGCTTAATGCGCCAAGCATTCCCGGAGTTCAGATTGTCCGCCGCCATCAAGGCTGAAGTCATGCCCACAGGTAAGGCCCCGCGGCTTCTCATTGCTGATGGGGACGATGGCCAGCTGATGGCGCTTATGACGGTCTGTTGCTTTGAGTACATTCTGTTCCATCATTTTGAGAAGAAGAGCATCAAGCATATGGGTAAGAGAGAGGCGGTGGCTCGCTGCGTTGACGAGCTACAGCCGCCCAAGAAGCTGGCCGATGATGCAGGCGCCATTGAGGGCGACGGCAGCGCTTGGGACACCACGTGCAACAGCGTGGTGCGTGCCTCTGAGAATTACATATTGTACCACATTGTCGAGGTGTTGAGCGAATTGGGCGTCGGGCCGAAGGCCTGGCATGATGCCCACCTCAACATTAATGACAAGAAGAAATTGAAGTTGTTTTTCAGAGGGCCGTACGGCAATGTGGTGAAGAAAGTGGCGGGAATTAGGAGGTCCGGCCACAGGGGCACGTCTTGTTTGAATTGGTGGACCAATTACTCCATGTGGTACTGCTCTGTGTTCGACAAGCCGGAGGCCTTCCTTGATCCGAGCGTCAGGAGGGGGAAGGACGTTATGGGGAACACTCGGTGGTTCAACGGGTGTTTTGAGGGCGACGACTCTCTTGTAGTCACTTCGCCCCGGCTTGTTGAGGGCAGCCCCACCGCGAACAAGGTGCTGGAGTATTGGGAGAAGGCTGGCTTCAACATGAAGATTATATTTGTCAGCAGCCGTGCCACTTTTGTTGGTTGGCATATTTGCGCGAAGGGTGGGGTCTTGATCCCCGGCATGATGGCCCCAGAATTGCCTCGCGCGCTGAAGACTAATGTTTCTTGCTCCCCATCAGTGAAGCAGGCCGCTATTGCCGGTGACGCATTAGCTGCGAGAGAGATTGGCGCTGCCGCGGCTCTCGCACGTGCGTCTGATTTTGCGGGTCTGCTTCCCAGTGTGTCTATTAAGTACCAACGCTACGCCCAGTCTCTCGTGAGCGAGATGTCGAACCAGAGAGACCGTGAGCTTAGCATGCGTGTCGACGGCCATGATGATGATAATGTTGATTTCAAATCTGTCAACGATCTCATCGACCGGCGGAATCTGGGTGCAGACCCTTCCGCCGAGCATGCCATGTTACATGCGTTGGGCTTTTCAGCTAGTGCCGAGGAGCTCCAACAGTTCATGTGTTATCAATGGGACTGGGAGTCACTCGAGGATTACGCCGGGTTTGCGGCCTCCGTGCCGCCTACTTGGCGATGAGCATTCAGGGTTTTGCATGCCGCCCGTTTTGGGCAGAATTTACAACCTTGTGTTTTGCATGTTAGGGGGGGCGTCGGTTAATACCCGGCGCCTGAGATGACCGTTGTGTGGACATTAAAAGCTTTACCGTTCGGCGCTGCTTATCCACATTGAAGCCATAGTACGGATGGCGAGGTCAGCCTTATTCTTTTGCCACCCCTGTGCGGAGGGCGTGGTGGAAGCCTGGTCGGGTTAGCAGGCCCGTGAGGTGAAGGCCTAGGAGGTGCCGGATTTGGTCCCCGGTGTGTTTTGCCAGCACTTAATCCTCCGTAGTCAATCCCACACCGTACAGGACTGCTAAGCAGTTCTAAGCTGGTTCCCCGCTCGCAAGGGCGTCCAATCCGGTTTTCGGTGGGAGTTGGTTGGTGGGAGACTGAATGGTTACGGTGAGTTCATGGCGCGAAAAATCAAAACTAAACAAACTAGCGCTACATGACTCTTCCGAGGCCCGGCGTAACCGGGTGGGTCATCCGAGTCGCAGGTAGGAAGTTCCCGGACGGAGTGCCGTGAAGAGCCCTGAGCCAGGCTGATACGGTCCTAAGGTGCTTCCCCCCGGCCTCCTTCCCTTGGGAGGGTAGATGCGGAATCCTGCGGTGAGGGCGATGCCGACCGTGCGTTAAGTCGCACCCGCACGTTTTACAGTGTTTTGACCGTTGACTGTTGTTGCGTTTGAGTTGGGCACAGGCGACCCCGCCTGAACGGTGATAAATAACCCCAACGCGACTTGCGGATTTTCCGCTGCCATTTTGGCATCATCCAGGTATGTCTCCGCCCCCGAACGGAAACGGTGGGAGGAATTGTAACGGCGAACGTTATCGCCGGGGCACAAGGAGACGCAGACAACAGAATGGCCGCACGCGGGCCGACCGGCAGCTTGCCCAGGGTACTGGGCGTGCCGTACGCAAGCCCTTTTTGTTTGCTCCGCGTGCTGCTTCTCTTCGTGGATGGGATGCATTTGACCCATACCATCTTCCGCTCCCTCGAGCAACAGGACCGTACGCTGTCGTGCGCACAAGCCTCCTATTTTCCTCTTCTGCCAAGTACATTCAGTTCGGGGCCTTCAAGAGGTTGAGTGAGGACACATGGTCCAATATTGTTGCCATCGAGGACGTCGTGGATTCCACCGCTATTAATGCGGCCGACAACGCGAGGTTCCACAGTGTACCCGTCCCCGGGGGGAACATAAGTGGCAGCACTTTGTCGGTTGTTCCCGCGGCCATTTCCGTTCAGCTGATGAACCCTCAGGCACTCCAGACCACGTCCGGCATCATTGCCGGCGCGGTTTGCCACACCCAGCTGGATTTGAACGGTCGGTCCGAGACATGGAATGACCTTACCACCGAGTTCATTTCCTATTTCAAGCCCAGGTTGATGTCGGCCGGCAAGCTTGCATTGCGGGGGGTGCAGGTTAACAGTTTCCCACTCAACATGAGTGCGTGCGCTGACTTCCGGCCCATCACGCCGTCGACCACGGGGCTTACCACGCTGAATGGTGGGTCGGTTGCACCTGAGGGATGGGCACCCATCGCTTTTGTCAACCAGAACAACGTGGGCCTCGAGTTCCTGGTCTCCGTTGAGTGGCGGGTGAGGTTTGACATTGGCAATCCGGCTGTGGCCAGCCATACCCATCACGGCGTCACTCCGGATCTCCAGTGGAATGCCATTCTTAGTAAGGCAGTGGCGATGGGTAACGGCGTCCTCGACATCGCCGACAAGGTGGCTTCCGTGGGAGCGGCTGTTGCGCCCTATTTGAAGGACGCTAAGGTTGTCTAAGCGATTCCTGGATACCAGCATACGGCTGGTGGTGTGGTCGGCTCGGCCGGCTGCACCCGCGGTACTGTGAAAATGGGAGTTTGTGCCCGCCGCGTTAAGTGATA